TGCTTCGTCTATGACTAGTTTTGTACAGTTGCTACCTCTTGCTGATTGTGCTGCTTCACCACTGAAAAAGCGAAGTTGAGAACCAACGATGCTTTCAATATATAAGTCAGATGCATTTGCTTTTTTGACAAATTCTTGTGGAAGCATCTTTATTATCTTATTATATATTCTCTTTGCTAGTGTAAATGTTGGTGTAAAGTAAATAATATCCTCATTGCTTAATGTAAGCCATTGTATGCAAAGCAGCATAATGACGGTTGTCTTTCCTTGCTGTCTTGACAGATTTGCCATTACAATCCTATGCTCTTTATCATTTGCTGCATCATAAATCAATCTTTGGCTTTCAGTGAGTTTAATACCCTTTACATTAACCTTCATCCTCAATCAAATTGAAATCTATCGTTATGTCTCCTTCCACCTTTGCATTAAGGTTTACCGTCTTCTCATCTGGGAGGAATATCTTCGCAATTGAGTCCAAACAACTCTTTGCTGCTATTACATTGCCCATTTGAGTTGCTTCATTGTACTGGCTCATATATTGAGAGAAGAGCAAATCTCTTAATTCTTGTACCTTTTCAACCCTATCCTCTTTTAGAAGTTCCCAAGCTGCCTTGATGTAATTTTGGATTTGCCTTTCTCCAATATTTTTCTGAGATAGATTCTCATATTGCCTTTCTCTGAATTTATTGAATATTTCAGAACGAAGCACACCATTGACTAGGTCAACTTGAATTTCTTCTATGAGACGTTGAACTCTATCGTATTCGTCAAGTTGTCTTTGTGATAAATTCTTACCTCTTTTGCATTTGTTCTGCCCAATATGAGTATCTACTAGTGCCATATCTTATTCCTCCTTTTTCTTTGGTCTTCCTTTTTTAGGTTTTTCTTCTTTGATTTCTTTTTCAACGGCATCAATCTCATTTACCAATTCCTCAGTTGATGTCATTCCACTTAATTCCATTTGTTTTTTGAACTGGGTTAACGCTTGTTCCAACTCGCTTATTCTTGCCCTCATACAGCTTCCACACGATGTTGGTGCTACATTCTTTTCCAAAACTCTATTATATACATCATTTAATTGTCTTGAATCTGCATAGAAGCCTTTATTCTTTATTTCAATAAACTTTTCAACTAATTTAACATCATCGTTATTCCATTTCATTTGTCTGTTCTTTTTAATTTATAATTATTTTTTAATGTTTCTGATTGCTTTCTTCTAGCCTCTTCAGAACGTTTTTTTCCAAACATTGGGTTTTTATCTCCTTTTTTAGATTCGGAAATCCTCTTTGGTAATGTACCATAGTTTGAATTCTCTTCTGGCGTCATCCAAGCCAAATTCCAAACCTCATTTGCTGTTTTATCTTCCAAACCATTTGGTAATGTTTTTGTGTGACCTACTAATGGTTTATTCTTTGGATTTGGAATAAAAGCTTCAGCAACTAATCTATGTATTTTTCCTTCATGTTGTTTATGGTCTGCATCATGTAGACAAACAACCAAATAGTCGTTTTTTGCTTTTACTTTTTTTAATACCTTGCCTTTCCAAAAACGTCTTGTCACTTTTCTAGCTAAAGGATTATAGCTCTCTACGTATTTGTCTATACTTCTGACATTTCCCCAATCTGAAACCTCGTATAAGCCTTCAAATCCTATAATTGGTTTCCACTCTTCCATTATTCTACTCATAAACAAATATCTTTTAGCAAAGATATATAAAAAATGTTAATTTTCCAAATCTTCAATACGAATTGTCTTCTGTTTCTGGTCAATCATCATTGCTACAGCATTCATTATCGCAAGGAATAAACCTCCAAAGAATAGAATGTATAACTTGAATATCAAGCCAATTGACACGTATGCCCCAAACAACAGCCAAAAGGTTAAGCATAACTTACAATTCCAAGGCTTGTATTGAAGCCATTGTGGTAATCCCCACACTTCTGTAATCTTCCAAGCTAAATATCTAGTTGGAAAGAAAATCAATAGAATTAATACTACTTCCAATATTTGTATAAACATGATTATTTTTGTTTAAATCGTTATTTTTCAATTAAATCACCATATATCTCCATAAACTCTTTCTTGATGATATCTCTAGTAAGATTCTCCTTAACCCAATTATTAACGGCTATAATCTTATCTCTCGATTTCTTAATTTTGGTTTTATCATGGATTTGTTTATATGTCATCTTACATAATGTTTTCATCTTATAAAGATTGAAATATTCTGCTGGAAAGTTTATTTCAACCAATTTCATTATATAAAGAACTGAGAAATCTTCCAATAAATCTTTGATAATCTTATCCATCCTTGATGTTTGTGAGTGGTCATATCTCTCATTGAATTCTTCTTGGGTTATGTTCACATCCCTCTTTTTAACATAAGCATATCGTTTCTCACAACGTAGATTATTAACATAACTCCTGACAAAATATCTCATTATACCATTTTCTGACATATCATCTAGTTTGCCTTTCTTGAGGATAATCTTATGAACTTGAAGAACCGTATCATTTAATATATCCTCGCTGTATTTCTCCTTGTTCCTTATACAGACATCCTTGCATATTTGTCTTAATTCATCGTATTTATCTCCCACAATCTTGAAATATATTTCTTCTGGTTTCAACTCTTCCATTCTTCCCCAACTTTCTTAAAAAGCTTATTATCTTTATAAATGGCTGCATCAACTAAATAAAGCCCTTGTCTTGAAGCAATCTCAAACCCTTGATATCCTTTGCTCTTGATGAACTTCTTCATTGTCTTTGGACGTTTTGTAAGCTTTGATAAGTTATAAATTATTACAACATTATCTTGAAGAAAATTGATATATATTGGTTCATAACCCTCAATTTTATCAAGCAATAAGTCTAGCATCTTATGGGTTTCAATGATAACATTATCATCAACAAATGTTTCAGCACTTACTTTACCGCTGGAAAGCAACACGGCATTTCTCTTCTTAATCTCAATGTTGAATTTTCTCTTTTCTCCTAATTTTGTTATTGTGAAACCAGTGGCATCCTTGTAATCACCATATGCAGCTTGTTGAAGCCCTTTGAATAACTTCATTTTCTTATTAAAATCAACCAGTAAGTTAATGTCGTGTTCCTCATTGTAATCAAAAAAATCCTTATTTTTCATATGTATAAAATTTAATGATAAGTTATTAATTATAAATATTATCTTAGTTTATTTATATATAAATATCAACAACTTTTCATTAATTTGCTAAAAAACAAAAAAAAAATGCACTTTTTTTAAAAATATTTTTTTAAATGAGGCAAAAAATGAGACATTAAATTAATTATTGAATTATAATTAATTAATATTCAATAATATACTGATATGAAGGATATTTTCAGAATGAAAGTGGTATAATATGATTTTTCCTTTATTTATGGGCATTTTTTCTTATAGAATGTGAGACAAATGAGAAAAAATGAGGCATAAAATGAGACAAGGATTTGGTTATATTGAATTTAATTTTTATCTTTGCACCAAACTTTAAATTCAATTATTATGGCAAAATTAAGTACTGCAAGCATCAGATTGGTTCAAAAATTGAATAGGAAAAACAAACAAAATGAATTTCCGCTCTACATTGTTGTGTGTTACAAAGGTCGAATTGAGAAGTCCACTGGTGTTTCTTGTCTTCAAAAACATTGGGACAAGAAGAGGGAGGTTATCAAGTCTGGGTGTCCTAATGCTCCCATCCTTAACAAGATGCTCAATGACATCAAGCAAAAGGTTATTGACAAGAAGAACTATTATGAGTATAATTCAATTGAATATACTCCTTCGATGTTGTTTGAGAATGAAATAAAGGAGAATGACAACACGTATTTAAGCATTTATAAGCGTTTATGCAGAGAAAGAAGAGTCACTGATGGCACTGCAAGGCGATACCAATACAGTTATCGCAAATTATGTGATTTTTTGAAGAAAAAAGATTTTATTATTGCAGAATTGACAACAGCAAAGATGAAGGATTTCGCTGTTTATATGCAAAAGGGTGGAATCAACGAGAATTCAATTAAAAGCATACTATGCAGTGTTGCTTCGGTCTGGAATTATGCCATTGCTTATAATCTTGCTGATGCATCACAATATCCTTTTAAAACTTTTAAATTCAGTCAAAAATACAAAGAAAGGCATAGAGATTATTTTCTTGAAGTTGACCATATAAAAAGATTAAAGGAATATTTTTTGGATTTATGCATTGAAAGGAATGGAAATAGATGGAGTTATAAGGAAGGTGTTGAAGATAAATTAAGATTAAGATATACCAAGGAATTTGGACTACTATGGTTTCTGATGTGTTATAAGATGAATGGTAGTTCTCCAATCGATTTGTCTATGCTTAAAACATCCAATTGCAAGAGAATTAATTTGAATAATGAAGACTATTGGGCAATTGATTTAAAGAGAAGGAAGACATCCTCTGATGTTCATATCAGATTGAAGAGGGACATATTGACAATAATTGGGTTGGAGCATCAATTGGGATTTAGCAAGAATGGCTTTGTGTATTGCGTTATAAACGCTTCAAATCTTACAGATGAACAAATGCTCAACCAGAGTCACAAAGCCGCTAGTAGGGCAATTAAATGGGTTAGGAAGGCATTTGTTGAGATTAATATGGACATTGCAAGAGAGAATGCTGAGAAACATTTGAATAATCCATTGGTTAAAGTTGATAAAGTTGAGATGTACACTGCTCGTCACAGCTTTGCGAGTAATTATGTTAATATGCCAAATGCATCAATTGGTGGTCTTGCAAGCTTGATGGGAAGAAGCGCAAACAAAATAGCAGCGTATGTGCATCAACTTACCAAAGATGAAGACATTGCAAAAGAGGTTGAGAATATGCCAATTTAAAAAAAATGTGTGGGCTGGATTTGGTTGACCGTTGTAATTAACTTGGGTTATAGTCTCCAAGCCGACTACCAGCCCTCACATCTAAAAAAACATTTAAAATTATGACAAAAAAAAGTATCTTTTACCAATCTCTTATACTTATTAGTGCGTCAAAAACAATCCAGTTTATACGTCCTTCTCCTCTTTCTTCAGCTTCCATTAGCTCTTCCCTCGTTTGGTAGAGGTCATCTTCTCTTGTCTCTCTTAAGTGTACTTCGTTATTGAGGTTATTCTTCTTCTGATAAGTCCATCCGTTTTCTTGATGGTATTGTTCAAGTTTTTTTTGGTTTTGTTTTTTTCCGTTTTCTTGGTAATATTTTTTCCTATACTCTTTGTAATATTCAGCATTTTTTTGATAGTATTGTTTTAGCTTTTCCCTATTCTTCTCCCTCCATTGCCTCATATAGTCTCTAGTATCTTCCTTTGTCATAGTATGTTTTTTAAATAAATATCTTCATATTCCAAAAAAATTAGAATTTGAAGTAATTTTTTTTAAAAAAAAAAAAGAAGAGTCAAGATTTAATATGAAAAAACTTATATAGAAAAATAATACTTATTATAATATGAACAGCGTTGTCTCAACTCTTCTTATTTATTTTCTTATTGCAAAGATATAAAAAATAATTGAAATTAACAAATTTTAAAATAAAAAAATTGAAATATTTTTTTTTTTCGGAAAACCACGCCTTCAAATGGCGTGTGTTTTCTCGTTATTTAAGGTAATTTTTCAACACTTGAAGTATATTCATATTCCAATTCTTCTTTTTTCTCTTGGAATCTCCTATTGATATACATTGAGCATCTGTTGAATAAAGTTTGCGGTAGTTGAAGTCTTATTTTGCTTAATACTCCTTGTATTATCCCTTTTTCGTTGATAGCTTCTGTTTCTGTACTTACTTTATTAAAAATAATATCAACTTCTTCTTTAAATTCTTCAAAAGTAGTTATTTTAGAAAGTTTTAGTATTTTATTTTTTTCTTCTATTATATTATTATTTTCTATTTCTATATTATTTTCTTTATTAGTATTTTCTTCTAATATATTATTATTTATATTATTAATAGATAAAGAAGGATTATTAATAGATAAGAAAGGATTATAGGGGTGGACAAATTTTTCATCAGTTTTCACAAAATCGGATTCTTTTTTGTCTTCAATTTCATCAAAATTGAATTCATTTTTGTCTTCACTTTCAATCTTTTTATTCAAAAATTCTTTTTTAAAATTCAACATTATTGTCAATGGACATCCTTCTGATTTATACTTTTGATATCTTTTGAGATATCCTAGTACTTCAAGTTCTTCCAATGCTCTTTGTATACTCTTATTTGCTGGTTCTCCTTTCTTTGTTAATATTCCAAGGTCAATTGCAATCTGCGGTTTTGTCAGTTCAACGACATTATATAATGCATTTGGATTACATCCCTTGATTGATGATTTTTGAAGCAAGTGTATATATACCAATCTTGCTCTTTCAGACAACTGTGCGTCATAAAGTGCCTTTCTCAAGGCAGCGAAATTTAAATAATTTTCTTTTTTCATTGCATTTTGGCATTAGTATTTTATTTTTAAAGCACCTCTTTTATTTTTACTCCCCAAGTGCTTCTCCTAGGCGTTTTAGATATAAAGTTAGGAGGGAACTAACGCCTTGGAGTAATATAAACCCTCCTAACCAATAAAACAATGAATTAAAAAATACGTTTCGAACCGCATTTAATCCTAGATGAACATATCTATTATATAAATATATCAATACTTGAAAAAAATCAAGTATATTTATGCAAATATATAAAAAATATTTTAAAAATCAAAATTATCTTAAATATTTTATTAATTAGACGTATTTCAACCTAAAAAGTTTAATATAACATGAAAAAAGATTAAAAAATATTTTGAAATGTGAATTTAATTTTATATCTTTGCATTATACGAAAATAACTAAATTAATTTTATGAAAACAAGATTTTTAAAAGTAAAAGGCATTAAACACGATTTTGATATGACTAGATGCCATTTTTTTAATGATTTAACTGACCACATTGAATGGGTTAGAATGATTTATGCAAGAGATTATTACTGGATTAACGAGAAAGATTTTTGCACAGACGTTCCAATACCTAGTGAAAGACCAAGTTATGAAGAATTTTGGAAATATTGGAATTGGCATTTGAATAAAATTATAAATGATTATGAAAATGGAATTTTACTTGAAAATCTTATAGATGAAGAATTCTTCCATAAAAATATCTTTATATTTGATTTAAATAAGGAATACGTTTATTTAGTATATCATGATAATCTTGACGATTTTGTTAGTGAAGACATAACAAAACAATTCACTCAAAAAATCATTGATGAAATTAACCCAACTGAAATTGAGGAATTTGTCAACACACACACAAAAGAAGAAGTCGAAAAAAAATATTCAGTTGTAGATGAATGTGAAATGTGGGCATTGTCGGCAATTACATAACCTTCCATATATACCCATCACAAGATGGTCATCCCCTTCAGATTATTGAAGGGGATTAAGCCCCAACAATCGCTTATAATTGTATGTGTGGTAAACTATGAAGCCCCTAGAGAGAAATGCTCTCTAAGGGCGTTATTTTGCGTTATTTTAAGTCTGTGCATTGCCTTCTTGTTGAATACAATTCTTGGTTTTTGTTTGGTGGGTTTAATTTGCCTTGATTATCATTACAACAGCTACATCCACATCCGCAGCAATCAACCAATGGGAACGAAACCGAATGTTCGCACAGCCATTTCTTCAATTGGTCTTTAAGAACCTCAACTTGATTCCTTAAGTGCTGGCCAACATAAGTCATATCCTTAAGGTCTAAGCTGTCAGAATTGTCGCTCTTGCCCTTCGTCACACCAACCTCTGATATATGTGCCCATATTACTGGTAATGCCTCTAGAACGGTTGCAAATGACAAATACTGCCATAATCCACCATCAGTTAGCAATGTTGCATTGGCATCACTTACCTTATTCTCCTTAACTTGCTGTTCAATCTCATTGAAGAGCTTATAGCCAATAACTGGTTTAACCCAAATCTTTTCTGCCACTGGGATGTAATTCCTTATCTCAGCCATATTATAGTTGAGAGGTATTGGGCTGTATTTTTTAAAAAAAGATTCATTTATAATCATCGTTTATTCCTCCACTTTTTGCTCTTCAACGTTATTTTCATCAATTTCCTCTTCCTTTGGTTGTGTTGGTTCGGTTCTTTCCTCAACATTTGCATCATTTCCAAAATCATTGAAGTTAAGAGGTTTCATTATAATCTCCGTATCAACACCGTTCATCTTGAACATTTGATTAAGGGTTCTTACAACTGCCATACGGTTGTAATTTCCAGTTAATTTGTTGTAAAGTTGGTAAGATACTTCCAATTTATCTGCCTCAGAAGAGAATCCACTGTTTCCAATGTCTGGCATTCCAATCAATGCTGCATTTGGAATTTGATGTGCTGCAAGGATTCTATTAATTACCCTCTGGTTTGCATCAGCATATGTGTTCACATTGCCTTGTGCTGCTGTAAATGGTGTATATTCAACCCCCTTATCCTCAATGTTGGAACGGAATGTAATCATAACGCTATTGGCATTATCACTGCCTTGGAACATCCTTGTTACGTTGTTTATGATTGCTTGTCTTTGTTCATCCGTCTCCACCTCTGGTAATGTCAATACACCGCTTGGAGCAAAGCCATTGACAATGTTCTTCAAGTCATAATTGCAATACTCTATTTCGGCTTGTATTGCCTTTATAGCAGCAGCATAGTGTGGTTGGGTATAATATGTCATCGTTGGAGAATAAGTGCGATACACATAAAGATATGGCTTTCCTTTCTCCAATCCCTTCTCTTCCTTCATATCCAAGGCTTCAATTTGGAATGGAGGATATTGTCCTAGTGCTGTCCAATCTTGAGATATCCAATATGATGTGATTTGACCGTCCTCATCATACTCTGACCATCTTACTTTATCAAGAGGCATATGCCAAAATGAGAATGTCTTTCCATCCTTGTTCATTATTACTTGGATTGCATAAGAACCATAGAGAATGTAATCCATTGCGAGATTCTTGATTATCTCATCCCAAGTCTGGGCATAATTCGGTACAATCTCATCACCATTTAATCCCATTTGCTCATAGTCAACACCATTTCCGAGGATTGACTGTACTGCAAAGTTAACTGCTGACCTATGTGTTGGACTTTGGTTGAACAAATCCAACAATATGTTTGGATATGTGTTCTTGATTCCCCAATTAACCCAACCAAGAGCATTCTTCCTTGTTACTGCCGAACCCTCAATTTGTTTTTCAAGCTTGGTAAGATACACACCATTCTTGTTTGAAGGTAACTTTGGCTTATTCTTTGAACCAATTGGTCTACTCATCGTTTAAAATAGATTTGAATAAATTATTTATATTTTTTAATAAACATGAAATAAAAATGGATGGAAGCGGCAAAACTTCCATCCAAAATAAAAAAGATATATTTATAATTAAGAGAAAATCAATGTTTCATTTTGTACTGAAACCTCAACACCGCCACCTTGAATGGTAATATTACCACTTCCAAGAAGAGATTCATTATTAACAGTCTTGATATTTGTACCGCTAACCAAAACATCTTGCTTATCTTCGTCAAGTGCATTCAATGCAGCAGCAGTCACTTCCTCATCTTCAGCGAATCTTGCGTCAAGCTGGGTCTTCGTATAGTAATTGTTAGGATTGAAGATATCTGTGAGAGGAATGCTGATGGGTTCTTTTCCAGCATCGGTATTGAATGTAATGACAAGATTTCCATTCACAATTGCAACACTGTCAACCATACCGTCCTTAATGAAGTCAGTTGCATCAACGTATGCAAGTGTGGAACCAGTGCTAGTATGCTTGAAATTAATGCGCTTGGTGTTGGAATCATATTCAACAGCACCGAACAATGGTAGAATGTCAGTGGTTTCAGCCTTTCCACTGATTGCATTCTGGACATCACCGCTAGTTTGGTAATGCTGTTCTGCAATTGCTTCAGCCAAGGCATTGGTAGCAGCAGTGATTGCACTTTGTGTTTGTGCGCTTGTTGCATAACCCTCAAGGGAATGTATTGCAGTCTCATCAACTATCGTATAGGTGATTCCGCTTAAACGGACTTTACTAATATTAGCCATATTAAATATATATATTTAATTAAATAATTATTTTTTACAAATTTTCTGAATTTAGCACTAAAACATCGCCTTCAACCTTGCTATAGTTTTGGAACAATGCCGTTGTCTCAATTTTGTTATAGTATGATTGAAGTAATGAATTTGTTTCGGCTTTTGTGTAACGATTGAGAATGTCTTCACTGTTTTGCCTTACTTGTGCTGCCAATTCATCTACCTCAGACTTGTCAGCCTTTGTTCTTATTGAATTGTCAATTTGTTCTTGGACTTCACCAGAAGTTATACCACTAACATCGTCAATCAAGTCTTCAACTTGCTTCTTTGTGTAGTAGTAATCGGCATTCGCAAGAACAACACTGTTGTCGCAATACTCCCAACGTTTCATATCATTGTCTGGATTAATGCATCCCATTTTATTTTAAGATTTTAAACGCTTTATTTTAAATAAACATGAACACTTTATGTGTGGATTTTGTCACCATATGTACTCCATCCAACAGCAGTTTTGTATGCATTGTATGAATTGACTGGTACTATAATCTCAAAATCTTCTGCAACATTATCAAATGCCATTGAGTTATTAGGTAGCGTTGGAGGTGTTGTTGCTGTCATAACGAGCCTTTTGAGGTTCGTACAGCCATAGAATACGGTAGCACCCATAGATGTGACAGTATTCGGTAGCGTTACACTTGTCAAGCTTGTACAATTTCTGAATGCACTAGTTCCAATCGTTGTTAGATTGCTGATTGGCAAGCAAAAGCTAACCGCAGATAAACTTGTACAGCCACTGAAAGCATAATTACTAATTATTTGTAGATTACAGCCGAAATAGACATTGGTAAGAGCACTGCAACCTCTGAATGCATAGGTGTTTATCAATGTTACATTGTTTCCAAGGGCTGATATCGTTTCAAGGGCTGTGTAGCCACTGAATGCACCAGAACCAATTTCACTAACGCAATCGCCAATCCATAAGCTAGTGACATCCAAGATATCAATTGGAATATTGCCTTGCTCAGTCCTTGCTACCCAAGAGCTTGTTTCTGATGAGGATACTGCCGATGAAGAATTACAATCCGTTTGTGCTGTTACTACACCCCACACGTCATCATTTGCAACTACCTTTGCCTTATAGTCACTTTGAGGTTGTGGCGATGATTCATAGACCAATTCACCGTCACATGCATATATTTTTTCGATGGTATAACCACTGTATATCACCTTTTCAATTTCATTATTACAAAATACTACTGGCATATTATGAATGAATTAAGTATAAAGTCTCAGCATCTTTACTGGTTATTGCATCGTATTCGGATTGTGTGCCACACCAAATCTTTGATTTCAATACACAGTTATTGTTAATGTAGCTGTGTACGACATAGCTCAATGGCACTTGAGTGTTACCACTTGCAATTGCATTCGTTGAATTCACTTCTAGAGCACCATCTGAAGCATATCTCAGTCCACTTCCAATTCTTGTTGAAATTTCATTGTTTGTTATGCTAATTCCACTGCTAGCAGATAGAGCATCTTGTTTGCCATTCCAACTGGATTTTTCACTAGAAGTGACATGGACTGTTGTGTTTGCCGTATGAGCAGTCAACGCACCATTTACAAGGCTTGTAGCATTGCTAATCTTTGTATTTACCTCGGACTTGGTGTCATAGTTGCTTAAATCAGTTGGAGTATATGCCGTTGCATCAAGTTTCGCATCAAGCAATGCATCAGTTTGTGTTTTGTTGTAATAGTCATTCAATGCGGTTGTGTCTGCTTTGCTTGACAATAAGTTATTGACCTCCACCTTTGAATAGGTTGTTGCAGTGTCAGCCTTTTCAGCAAGCAATGCATTGGTTGCAGTCTTGTTATAATATTGTGTTGGGTCAAAAGTACCACCTCCAGCAACCTTCTCATCAATGGTTGCCTTATCGTATGTGTAGCCTTGGACATATTGTTCTGTAGCATATCCGTTAAGTGATGGAATTTCGCTCTTGTCAGCCTTGTTTTCCATCGCTGTGGACAAGTCATCCACTTCGTCATTTAATGCGCTCAGACCGCTTGAAATTGGCGTTAAATCGGATTTTAGAGCATAGTTTGACAAGTCTTGATGTTCGGTTAGATAAGGAACATCATTTATGAATGCCGATACGTTTGTTGGGATTGATTCATCAATCATTGATTGGACTTCACCAGAAGTTATACCTCCACCACTTATGATAATGTCATCAATCTTTTCATCAACCTCAGACTTCGTGTAGTAATTATCAGCATTAGCCACAATAGGAGTTACACAACCCATATTTATATTGTAGCATTTTGGTTCTTCATTGCAATTGCAAGCCATAATTTATTATTGTTTAATCTAGATTTATTTATATAATTAAACATGAAAAAAGGGAGAGTGTATTGCTCTCCCATTTGAAAAATATTTATTTACATTAAGAACTTTCAGTAATAACATTCCAATTACAAGGATATGTTGAAACACTACAACTTGTAGTCCATGTTGCAGCAGAGTTCATGACAAATGTACCACTTGCTGCAACACCATATACCCAACCTCTTGTATATGTAGTACTTGGTGCTGTTGTGAACATTGCCTTTATGTAATTAAGACTTGAGCAACCGTTGAACATTCCTTGATAGCATTGATTATTTAACGTTAAAGCTGGTAGTACTGGAGCCGTTTCCAATGCTGTGCAACCTTCAAACATAAACCAATAGCATTGTGTTCCCAATGTTGTGGCTGGCAATTGCGGAGCATTCACCAACGATGAACAACCATGAAACATATCACTCCAACAATAATCACCACTCCAAGTCATAGCTGAAGAACCAATTACCTTTGGTGCTGTTACAAGATTTGTACACCCTTGGAACATTTGAGAATAACATTGTTTCTTAACCGTTGTGGCTGGAATTACTAGATTCTCGGCTGATGTTATGTTTGTTGCAGCACTGAATAGATTTCTTAAATTGAAATTGCTTGGAATGACTGTTTGCTCGATGAAATTGTCACCATAAAGTAGCGACATTATATTTCCCTCGACATGTGCTGCTGCTGAAGGTCTGATTGTACCAATTCCTATGTTGCTGTTAATGGATACACCGCTAGCCTTAAACATAATCTTATCACCATTATTGATGGAAGATGTTGTTTGACCAATACTTACATTATTCCATGTTGAGCCACTATCTGTTGAATATTGGAATGTGTTGCCATTGTTGCCACCATATAGTGTAACTGTGACATTATCAGTCTCAGCAACAATTGAAAGGTATTCGGTTGAATAATCAATTGTGGTTGGATACACCAAAGTGTTTCCAAGGTAGATGGAACAATCTGAACCACCCACCTTGAAATAACTAATATTTAAATCACCTATTTTAATTCCGTTTGCCATAAATTACTATTTATTTAAACTGGTAACAATCCTTGATAATCTTCAATTGAATTAATATATTCACTCAAAAGTGCCCATTCTGTTTTATAATCATTTACAGCATTGTCTGGGACATAAATACCAACCAACTTACCACCGCTTATTAAACTAGAGCTATTAAACTCTGCTGTTGGAGGCGTTGCAGCTTCAACAACCAATTTACCAACATTATTTGGCAAAGAAGAAATCTCAGTTATTTGGCTAGGAACTAAAAAGTCAATTGCTTCAGCATCGCTTCCCCAACCTCCACCAAGGTCTCCAGAAAAAGCATCACAGACTGAATCAGCAGAATATGAATACTTTACCAAATAATCCGTATCTGGCTCTGATGCATTCTCCATCACTGCTACTTTAGGAACTATATCCTCATTATTAACAACCACTGCTGTGATATTGTTGTTACATTGAGATGAACCACCATTGTATAATACAATGTCCTTTCCAGATTGTCCTTCTGAAGGACTATGCCAAGCCATCATAATCTTATCGTTGACCTCTAGTGTCTTTTGGTCAAAATGCACACTATCATCACTTGCAATCAGCGATACTGCTGGTTTTACCAACTCTGCCGACTGATAGTCAGCGAGAGTATTGAATTTTCTTAAGTTATTCATTGATTAATCAATTTTTATGTTATTATTTTTTAAATATTCTTCTTTGAACTTCATGCATTCATCATATTTTGCAAGCATATCCTTGTTGATTTGAAAGAAATCATCATCCTTTCTGTGATTGAAAAAACAATGCATTCCTCTTACATAAATCTTCCAAAGATACTCTTCCCAACTTCTTGTCACATAATGTTTCAAATACATCTTGTCATACACTGTTGAACGTCTGTCTTTCTTTCCATCGGTCTTTACCCAATTCCCAGCACAGCAATGAAGTCCGCATAAGTTCCATTTTGTTATCTTCCTTAAGTTCCAACATATTTTTGAATCCATCTTGAATTTTGAATCAGCATCTGAGAAATCAGCCCTTTTGGTGTAGAATTCCCTATAATCCTTTCCATTATAATTGGGCTTAGAAATGCGTCCATTTGCTCCGAAATTCATCCACTGAAGAATTACTGCATCCATGGCTTGAAAGTCGCTCAGAACGTCTGGAATCGTCTTATATGGCTCTTCTAAAGTGATGAATTCATCTATGTCCAATGTGAAACACCAATCATATTCATTCAATGCTTGAATTTTGCTTACACCATCCAATATGTATAGCCTTTGGTTTATTCCACCTTTCTCCCTATGCGTTCTTAAATGATTTTTATGCCATTCATCTTCATATATATCGAATACTGACCATAGAGTTACATTTGGATACTTATCAGTTATATGCTTATGCGAATGACTGTCAATGTCTTCGTATACAAAGATGTGGTCAACCATTGGTGAATGGTGATTTAGCCAAGGTATTAGATATTCATCTTGTTCGTTTAATATGACAGTATGTATGCAAGTTTTCATTAGTTAACGATTACATATAGAGTTGATGAATCCTTGGTAGTCAACGCATCATAGGCACTTTGTGATATTTGCTGTAATTTTAAACCACCAAAATTATCATTAAGCACATTCAAGGCAGCAGCAGTTACTTCTTCAACCTCGTCAATCTTGGCATATATCACCTTGTTTTGAACTGGGTTTTCTGACGTTTCATCCAATTCCGTATCAACAGTGCCACCTTGGATAGTGATATTCCCACTACCTAGTATTGTTTGATTATTTATCGTCTTGATATTACTTCCACTCACCAAGGTATCTTGCTTTGCGCTCAATGCCTCAGTAACGGCACTAGTGTCAGCCTTCTTGGTAACATCAAGGTCTTGGATGTCATAGACGGTTCCAGAGAGTTGAATCTTATTTATTTTAGACATTATATAATGATTTATTAAACTTAAGTTATTTAAGATAAACATGAAGAAAGGGAGAGTGTAATGCTCTCCCTTATCTTATTTAAGATATTGGATATATTCTTGAAGCATATGAACTCCATCCACTTGCTGCTTTATAAGCATCAACCGATTGTGACGGTACGTAGATTGGACAATCGTTAGTGGCATGGAATGCATAGTAGCCCCTTGGTAATGTTGGTGGCGTTGTTGCTTCAACAGTTATACTTGTTAAGCCACTACAATAATAGAAAGCGTATTGACCAATTCTTGTAACACCGCTTGGGATTGTTACACTTGTTAAACTAGTACATTCAGTGAATGTACGATTACTAATACTTGTAACACCACTTGGGATGGTAACACTTGTTAAACTACTACACTCATAGAAAGCATATTGCCCAATACTTGTAACACCACTGCCAATTGTTACACTTGATAAACTAATACAATTAGTGAAAGCTGAACTACCAATGCTTGTAACACAATCACCGATGACAGCACTTGCCATTGCTGAATAATCATATCCAGACGGTTTTGTTTCACCACTTGTCAAAGAAGTACTGCTGTCACATTCCTTTGAATAGGTTTGTCCACCACTATAAGTTGCATAGATTTTTACATTAGTTGGTGGAACATATCCACAATCCTCCGAATCAGCTTCTACTAGTGTTGGGGTAGTTGCAGTTGTTTCCCAAGTTTGTCCACTGTCATAACTTATTTGATGATAAACATCAACATACTTGTCATATCCTTCGCAATATGGTGTTCCGCTAGTGGTTCTGTGTGCACCGCAAGGTGGAATACCTTGAATTATATCTGCATAAAGACTCCATCCGTCTGCTGTTTTATAAGCATTTACACTCTCGCAAGGCACATAAATTGTACAATCGTTAGTAAACATAAATGCATTTGCTCCAAGTGTTGGTGGAGTTGTTGCATTGATTGTTATGCTTGTTAAAGCATCACAATTTATGAAACCATACCTATCAATTCTTGTAACACCGCTTGGGATTGTTACACTTGATAAACTAGTACAACTTCCGAAAGCTTCTTCGCCAATGCTTGTAACGCTGCTTGGGATTGTTACACTTGACAAACTAGTAAAATCATAGAAAGCTTGATAACCAATACTTGTAACACAATCACCTATTGTTGCACTTGTCAAATTGTAATAATCGTATCCAGATGGTCTTGTTTCGCCACTTGTTAAAACTGAACTGCTGTCACATTCCTTTGAATAGGTTTGTGAATCGCTATAGTTTGCAATGAATTTATAAGCTGGAGGTGTTGGCTCAACGCAAGGCGAGATGCCATAAATTCTTGAAGCATAATCACTCCATCCAGTAGTGGTTTTATAGGTGTCAACACTTGCACAAGGAACATATATTGGACAATCGCTTGTGTTATTAAATACATCTGCACCCAATGTTGGTGGAGTTGTTGCATTGACCGTTATGCTAGTTAAACTTCTGCATTGATTGAAAGCATTTAGTCCAATACTTGTAACACTATTAGGGATAATAATATTTATTAAATTACTACAGCTATAGAAAGCACTAGCACCAATGCTTGTAACACCGCTTGGAATTGCTATGCTTGATAAACTAGTACAACTTCTGAAAGTATTACTACCAATAGTTGTAACACTATTAGGGATTGTTACACTTGTTAAGTTCTGACAATATTGGAAAGCACTATTACCAATACTTGTAACACTGTCTGGAATTGTTATACTCAATAAGCATTGGGATTTAAATGCGTTATCACCAATGCCTATCACACAATCTGAAATGGTTATGCTTGTTAAACATTGATTAGTTTTTCTTATGTCGTTTTCAGTAATCACAGTGCCACCTTCATCGCATTTTGTAATCCAAATTGGGTCATAATTGAAATATATATCATCATAATTATAATGTCCTTCTGTCGCATTATTGCAGAAATCAGAATTTTGTTCAACCAATTCACCAGCTTGGTATTGGGTTGGATACACATTGTACCAGTATAAACCTCCATCATGCGATACTTGATAGACATATTTGGTATATGTATCCTTTCCGACACAAATGTAGTCATTGTCAATCAATGTCCATCTGTATCTATCACCAATTTCACCGCAATCTGGGGAACTACGTTCAATTAGTTCCCCTTTTCGGTATTCTTCCAATGGTTGCCAAGTTTGACCACCATCATAACTTACGTATTTCTGTTCTTTTTCGAATTTACAAAGATTTGCCATAAAGATATTTATTTATTAAGTTATTGGTTGAATTCTATCTGCATAATCACTCCATCGATTTGCTGTTTTATACGCATTTACACTTGAACTTGGAACATATATCGGACAGTTGTTTGTGTTATCAAACACATAAATGTCTGCCAATGTCGGTGGAGTCGTTGCTTCAACTGTTACACTTGATAAACTTCTACAATTAACGAAAGCAGAACTACCAATGCTTGTAACACCACTACCAATAGTTATGCTTGTTAACCCACTACAACCATAGAAAGCACTAGTACCAATACTTTCACTGTTTATGGTTGCGTTTGTTAAACCTCTACAATCTCGGAAAGCACCGCCACCAAAACTTGTAACACTATCTGGTATGTATAACTTTACAAGCCTAGTACAGCCACTGAAAGCGTTATCACCAATGCTTGTAACGCCACTACCAATTGTTAGATATGTAGCACCATTGCAACCTTGGAAAGCACCATTACCAATCGATGTAACTGTATTTGGTATAATTATATCACTTAGACCTTGACAATCCGAAAAAGCATAATCGCTAATACTTGTAACACCACTTGGGATATTCAAATATTGTGTGTTTTGACAGCTTGTGAAAGCACTAACACCAATTGTTTCCAATGAGTTTGGTAAGAATATGCTTGACAATTGACCACACCCATAAAAAGCGCCATCACCAATACTTGTAACACTATTTGGTAATGTCATATCAATCAAATTTCTACACCAATAGAAAGCATAATCACCAATACTTGTAACACTGTCTGGCATATCCACACTTGTTAAACCGCTACAATTTTGGAAAGCATATTGTCCAATATCTGTAACACACGTTGATATTTTTGCTGATACGATATTGCCACTATAGCTGTCGCTTGTTATGGTATCAGTGAATGGAGTATGCCCAGTTTGGATATTGGTTGGGTCATCAGTGTAGTATGTATACAGCATTGCATATTCCTCAGTTCCTTCACAACTGTCACAAACAAAATCATTTGGAACTACCTTCCAATCATATTGTGGGTCTGGCGTTGGTGGAACATATCCACAATCCCTTGAGTCGGCCTCAATCAAGCTTGGTGTCATCGTTCCCTCACCATTGTATGATGTCTTGGTAGGAACAACATCTTCCCAAGAGCCACCGCTAGCTCTCATTTGCTGCTTGTAGAGGTAATACTTGTCATACCCAACACAAGTTGCCATTTGGGTAAGAACCCAACGATATTCATATTGTGGGACATATCCGCAATCCGTTGAGTTATATTCAATCACATTGCCCACATAGTATACGCTAGTTCCACTCCAAGTTATATAGTCATTTGATACATAGAGCCTCAATCTCTCATGTTTGTCATATTCATTACACACATATCCTTCGACTTGGGTCTTTTGATAGGTATATCCAGTGATGCTTGGGTCATATCCGCAATCAACCGAGTCATACTCAATTATAGCACCCATCCTATAGACACCTTGTGCCACATTGTCAATGTACAATTCTTGCCTTGCATATTTGTTAGTGCCATTGCATAGATAGCCGCTAACATTCCTCCAATCTTGTGTTGGTTCAGCACATTCGGCTGGGGAATCTTGAGTCTCACCTCCAAGACGTTCATTTCCAGTTGTGCTCCAAGTTTGTCCACCATCATAGCTTACTTGCTCGATTTGAACGACATATTTCCTTCCACCGCTACAAGTTGTCTTTGTCGAGTCAACCCATCTGGTTGTTATACCACCACATTCTGTTGAAGCCGAACAATTGACAGTCCTCGTCTCATCCGTCCTAGTATTGATGTCGGAGGCAGTGGTTCCAGTGTATTTGCGCTCAACGTCACATTTCTCAGCACCAACGCAAGTAGTTCCCTCGTTCACCCATCTCTCAAAGCCTACTCCTTGGTTGATTGTCACATCAGCCTCAGCACCGTCACAGAATACCACTCCAACTGTAATGGTTCTCAATGCCCCACTAGAATTCTCGTTTACATAAACCTTGAAATAAGTGCTTTGGATTGTTGCGTTGCTTATAAGCGTTGAATCATAGAACAATGCTCTCACACAGCATTGTATGGGAACTGTAACGTATTGTCCGTTTGCACTGATGTCAAAGACTTGTCCAGCAGTGAAACAAGGATTGCCTTGCTTTACCTTTACCAAATATTCCTTGCTTGTGTTACAATAGGTGAGAGTTAATGTTTCCGTCACATCAGAGCTTGGACTCAATGTGTTGCACACCTCAACGTCATAGCTGTGGTTTGCAAGACCATTTGAAGGTGTCACTGTAATGCTAGGATTTGAAGATGTAATGCTCCATACACTATCTGAAAGCAATGAATAAGTCCTACACCCTTGGGTATTGAAGATGAATTCATTCGGAAAGCTAGTTTGCAACATACAGCTAGCTCCATGACAGTTTGGATTTGCAAAGTTCTCGGTGTTCGCAAAAGTGCCTACGATATTCAAGTCAGAGAACCTATCGACATATCCGTTAAGGCACATATAACGTCCAGTTGGATTGCCAAAGGCATCAAGTTCTTTCTTCAATAGGTATCTTGCGGTATTCTCTGCCACACATTCCCAACCGTTATGCTCAAGTGTGAAGATATAGCCGACATCATAGTTCTTTGCCATTGAAACCTCATTATAGACGGTTGTAGATTGATGACCGTTGTCATTAAAGTCAATCATTGCAATCTCAATGTTGTCCATCGTCACATCGTCATTTGCATTGACAGTAAAAGACGGTTGAAGTCCGAAATGGAAACCAGTTAGAATATACTTTCCGCAAGTTGACTTAATTATGGCTGCATATTTATTTTCTGTGAATTCAAGCAGATTGTAATGCCAACTTGACTTATAATCGTCAAACTTTATCCCAAAGTTAAGGGAATGGGTCACATTCTCACCGTCAAACTGTTCGGTATATGTTGCTGAATTCTTGTTGAACACCACCTCCTTGAAGCCATCGTTGGTATATGTGACGTTGTTCTCATTCCTCAACGAATACTTCCTTTCGTTTAACATTAAAGTGTCAAATCTGCAATACTTATACCCACATTCATAAGGTGTGGAATCATCAAGTCCGTGTACTCTCAATGTCGGGTGATTGGAAGCCGTAGACAGTGTAAAATCTGTGTGTGAGCCGTTTGAATCAAGTGTGTAGGTATATGTTACCTTGCAAGGGAATAATGGGTTTACAAGCCAAAATTCACCGTCAATTGTCTTTACAATGGCATAATATCTGCCTTCAAAGTCATTATAGTTCGCGTACCCTTGCATACTGAATGTAAGGGTATGGGTAAACTTGTAACGCTCGTCCAATTCATCAGTATCGTTCAATTCGATACCATATACGGTCAATGACAAAGGCTCTTGGGATATCTCATCAACATAGGCTTCACCGTTATCGATGTGAATGTTCTTCAAGGCATCCTCATCAATGAGATATACAACCTTTTCCAACTTGTCGAGACGATACTTACAATTCTCGTTTTTATAAATACTTACTGACATTATTATAAATTCATTTATATATAACATGAAAAAATAAGACTCAAAGTCATGTTAATATAAAATATAATATTATGGGAAAGATAATAAAAGAAAACGGTATAATTTGGTTTGAGGAAATCCAGAGCGTCAATGGTAAGCATCGAAAGAAAACGATGATTGGAACTTATGATGAAAAAGAAGATGTAAAAGAAGAAAAACCAAAAAAGAGTAAAAGAAAAAAGAGCAACTAATGTTGCTCTTTTGTTGTTATTTAACGTTTGCTCGTTATTATTCATTACCGCTTGGGAGACCATTTGCTGAAGCCTCATCCAATGGAAGAACAGACTCTGCAACGTTTGCAGAAAGTACAATCTGAAGACCATTTGAATCACCGCCTCCAGAAAGGGTTGCAGTTTCAGCCTCAAGACCAGTCAAACGACCTAGCATTAAGTAGTTACCATCAGCAGTTGCAACTACTGCAATGTAACGACCAAGAGAAAGGTCATCCAAATCAGTATGCAAGCATGGGTCATATTTACCATTGATGTTGAAAGTCAAGGTGTGAGTACGATAGCGATTACCGTTATCCTCAACTACAAGCTCATCAGTAAATGTTGTTGAATTCTTCGCTGGTTCAATGTGATAGAAAGCAGTCAAACTAGATGCTGCAATTTTAACTTCCTCTCCAGTACATCCACTTGGCACAGTTGAAGCAGTAACTTCCGTCTCAACATCAACATAATTAGCAAGCCAAATGTCCTTTACCTCTGGAAGTGAATAACCGCAAGAAGTGGTACGAAGAATATGTCTATTAAGTTTACAATTAGCCATAATATTAATATTATATTTAAAATTATTTATTTTCTTTTCTTGAATGGAAGGCTAGCCGTTTCTAGCCTTCCAAATCTTTTGGTTATATATATAGTTTTAGACAAATGAGTTCGTTGAAAACTCCTCATTTGCAGCATAAAGCGGACAAATGAGTCTAATTATGCACCATATACGAATAACTCTGGCATTATTACACCAACTGCTATATTCGAAATAGCCAAAACTCTAAACATATTGTCACCAGTGGTCTCTCTCATATCGATGAGTTTGTATTCAACATGAGAATCCAGTGTATCGAATCCGAGTACCAAGTTTCTTGCTGGACCGAAGATAACAGTGTTCTTAGACTGCATAGTAGGAACGATTTCATATCCCATTACAAAGATACGACCATTCTCTCTGCCATAGTTTGCAAACCTATCATTCATTGAGTTACCGCAGCAAAGCTTGCCCAAGGAAATCTCAAGCACTCTAACGTCTGCATGATTCATAAACACTTTGTAGCCCTCAGTGTCAACCTCAGCAGCATTAGCAACACCAATACCCTTAAGGATAATGTCTTCAACTTGCTGGATGATGTTTGCCACAGTGAAAGCAGTTACAGTGTACTTATTAGCAGCTGGAAGAGCAGCCAACTTCTTCTCGATACCATCAACAGCCTTAAGATAAGTCTTAGTGGTAGCTGTACGACCACTGTCACCTTGCCAAAAAATCTCTTGGTATTCCTTGCTCATCTTCTTGCGAAGCTTGTCAAAGTACCATTCACCGAAAGTCTGTGGGATACCACCTCTTAATGAAATCTCAGTCTGGTCAACGAGGAATGTGTTCCAGAATGTGTCATAGCAGTTTTCTTGGTTAACCTTTATAGCTGCTGGTTCAATGAATGACTCTGCAAGACTTGCAGCACCTTGAGGAGTGAAAGGACAAGTGTACAACTGCCAAGCATCACCAATCTCGCCACTGTACATCTTCATTTTGCCTTTAACACCGTCCATCAGTGTAATTCCATACTGGCGAAGGTCAATGTCATAAATATCCTTGCTGAAAATGTCTTGAGCTTCCTTGCCGCAGTATGTCAAATTACTTAAATCTATGAAATTAGCCATAATTTAATTAAATTATTTAGATTATTATTTTTTATTTTAAACATGATTAAGGTTTTTGTGAATTTGGAATTACCAATTATTGTTTATATCTTTGCAATAATCCTAATATTGGGAGAAACCTAAAATAATATTTTTATGAATACAAAACAAGCAAAAATTGAAATTTGGTTTGACAAAATGAGTCAAACGTTATTCCTTTTTGGTGATGACAAAAAATCACATTCATTCCTTAAAAAAAAGGGAAGCAAAGTTATCAATGAAATGATTGAGAAAATCAAGGATAACCTTAATTCTAGTGGTGATGAACTTCCAGATTATATACGTTTCTTAAGAAGCAACGATGGGACTTGGACTATCGAAAGTTTTTTTGATGAAAACGTTGGCTATGATGAATATGGAAGACCAAGTATTGTCGATTTTATGAATAATGTTGATGAAATGGAGATTTCGCTTACTGATAGAGGAACACTAAATTAGAGAAATGGGAGTGATATATCTTAGAACCAACATTGTAAACGGAATGCAATATGTTGGGCAAAGCAAAAACTTTTCCAAAAGGGAACAACAATGGAAATGTTTAAAATGGAATTATGCAAATCAACTGTTAACAGAAGATAGAAATAAATATGGCTTGGAAAAATTCAAAACTGAAATATTGGAAGAGTGCGATAATTCAAAATTAGACGAACTTGAAAGATATTACATTGAAAAATTAAATACCATTTATCCAAATGGTTATAATGATAATGAAGGTGGTTCAATTAGTTTCCACCACTCTGACAGAACCAAAAAAAAGATTTCAGAATCTAATAAAGGAAAAGAGCCTTATAACAAAGGTAAAACTTTAAATGAATTATATGATGAAGAAACTGCTACTAAGATTAGAAAAATAATTTCTGACAAAGCAAAAGAAAGAGTTGGTGAAAAAAATTCTTTTTATGGCAAACATTTTGAAATACATCCAATGCAAGGAAAACACCATTCGAATAAAGCTAAAGAAAAACTCAGAAAAAGTAATTTGAATAATCCTAAATTGTGCATGAGACTCGTTCAAATTAAAGATAGCGGAGAAAAAATAGAATGGGAAGGCCAAAGGGAGGCTTCTAGAAATGGATACGATTGTGGAAATATATCTAAAGCAGTAAATGGACAAGCTAGTAAAAAAAATCCTCATCATTATAAGGATAGCGAATGGTATAAAAAAGAAGATTATGAAAAAATGCTAGGAAACTAATCCTAGCATTTCTTTTTTTAAATCATTTGTCTCATCTTTTCTCTCCAAGCTTGATAGGTGTCACTTTCAATTCCACTGTTAACACTTGGTTTCGCAACAGTTGAAATAGGTTTTGCACTTGGAGTTGCTTCAAGTGCCTTTACCTTGTCATTGAGTCCACTGTTCAAATCCTTCAATGCTTTAATCTCTTCCTTCATTGAATTGATAAGCTCTTCAAGGTGCTTTGTGTTGTCATCCTTTGGCTCTTCTTGAGGCTCGTTTTTAGGCTCTGTAGGCTCTTCAATAGGCTCTTCCTTGGTCTCTACCACCTCTTCCTCTTTCGGAGCTTCTTGAGGCTCTACAGTAGGCTCATTTTGAGGTTCTACACTTGGTTCTTGCTCTTCCAATTCAACCTCTTCATCTTTTGGCTCATCAGCCTTCCTATCTTCCATTCTCATTGATGCGAAGATATCATTCATTACGTTCTTAAGTTTCGACCAGAACATTTCATCATTTGTCTCTATCATATTATTATCGTTTTTACTAAATTCTTCCAAGGAAATCATTGACTCAACTGAAAAGCCTTTCAATTCTCCATTTTTAATGCGATTCCAAGCATCAATTTGATTAACCTTAAGTCCAGCAATCCAAGTTCCAATTGGAAGGTCTTCTGAAAGTCCAATTGCAACGGATTTATCCTTATACATATCAGTTTTAATCCAACTTTCAACAAGGGTGATGTCATTTGCCATAGTTGAATGGTCAAGTGTAATTTCATTTTGGCGATAATTCATCAAATACTCTTGAGACATCTTCTCAATACTTTCTTTGGTAAACTCTATATAGAATTCATCACCATCCTCGTTACGTCTGTAAATCGGCTTATCAGGGACTAAAACAGCAGAATAGACCATATATTTCTCTTCATCAGCCAATTGAATTTTAATAGGTTTCTGTTCCTCCAAAGCGACAAGAGTTTCTTCAATTGCTGGAGATTCAACCAAACTGATGGCATATGTTTCACTATCTATTCCTACCTTGTATATTTTTTTCTTTTTACTCATATGGAATTCATTTATTTTAAACATGAATGAGCAATAAAAAAGGGAGATAGTACGCCTCTATCTCCCAGAATCAAGTCCATTTATGCGAAATTCCCTACTTAAACGGTGCTGATTATTCGAACCACTTAAATGCTGATAATCTTCGAAGCCATCCATTCAAGAACTTTGACTTATAGCCAACGGCAATCGAACGGAAATGTCTCTCTCTCTTCTCCCATAATTGGTTAAACAATTCCTCTTTATCTGGATGTTCATTGATTGCTGCTATAGTTTTAGGTCCTACAATTCCGTCATCCTTAACTCCAAGAACTCTTTGCGGATATTTAATGCCCCATATGCCACTACCCCAAGTCCAGTCTACAACAAGGTTGGCAATTGCTTGGCTTTGTATGCTGTCAGCTTGCCATTTATCCCAAAAGCCTCTCTTGAAGATGTAATCCCACTGCCAATCAGTGATATTCTTGAGGTCTTTGCAAGTCTTATTCCTTCCAAAATACTTGCGAAATGTAGCCAAAGTCACACCTTTCATAGTACAAGTCATGCCATCTATGTTGCTAGCGTAGCCGCCTTCGTATTTAAGGATTATCGGTTTCAATTGTTTGTAATCAGCCATCGTTGTTATTGTTATCGTTAATAGTATTATTGTTATCCATTTCTTCATAATTGTTTGGTTTAATTATATACGGGTTTTCGATTTCCTCTCCACCAAAAATAGTACTGCCATAATTGATACCATAACTCTCAAAATGATACCCTTCTTGACAAGTATATTCGTATATATTATTGTATAGTTTCCTTCTCTTGTACTTCCCTATAATTCTCATAATCTTAAAACATTAAATGAATGGGTTAACGCCATAACGCATACATTGCAAATAATACTTGGTTTGTTGTTCCATATACCACTTAAAAAACTTCCTTACTTTCTTCATAATATATTCCTCCTATTTTTTAATCCCAATAAACATGACCTAAAAGTCTCAATTTATGGATTTTAGAAGGATAAATTTGAAAAAAACACGGCATTTCTTACCATATGTCAATCCCAACACCAATTCCACCATATACATCAATTTTCTTGTTGATGAAGCCGTATCCAACACCCACTTGAGGCTGGATATGTATTCTACTTCTCTTTTTCTCTACATATTTGGTGATTTCTATTGTATTTGTCTTTGTAATTTCGGATTTTTTCAACCAGACTTTGATACTGTCTTGAGAGGCGTTTATTCCTTTGATATAACTCGTTACTGCCACCGTATCCCTTGCACATACTATTGTGTCTTCATAAACCTTATTTTCAGTTATTAACTCAATCGGATTTTGTTCTTTGTCATAGACTGTGTCCTTTTTTATTACATTTATGTACTTTGGTACAGATTTATACTTCCATATCGTTGTGTCTTTCCATAAGGTATCAGTTTTTGTCGTTATTACAGTATCAATTTTCTCAATTTGTTTGTTGAAATAGCATTTTCCCAAATAAAATCCACCAAGAATCGCCAAAAGAAGAAATAAACATACGAATAATAGTGTGTTACTGTTCTTCATCCTCAAATTCTTTCATTTTATGCATTCTCATTCTTTCAATGTGTTCTAGATGACGGTCAACATTCTCTTTTAGTTGTATCGTTTCACTTTTAAAATATGCTGCAATGCCAAAGACTGAGGCACTGTATACTAGGCTTTGTCCAAGAATCCAGAGCACTGACTGCTCAGATAAGAGTAATGGAACAAAGGCTGCAATGATAGTAAGTGTCCAACCAGCGATAAATGCAATACAAGCACTTGTAATGGCAAGTCTTTCCTTTATTCCCAAATCAATCCATTTAGTTTTCATTTCTTAATTTGCTTTTTTATAAACATGAAGTATAAAAAAGAAGGAAAGCCCATTTTTAAGGCTTTCCTTTCTCTTATTATTGAAAAAATGATTAATAATCAAGACCAGCCATAACCTTGACATCATTCACACGTTGCGTTCTATCGATAATGTCAACAACACTAACCACAGTTGGTTTATTTGAGTAATCTTCAATTGCATTGAGTACCCTATCGGTCACTGTGATGTCACTGCGCAATGTAGGTATGACACCTCCATCAGCGAACTTTGTGCGGATTCCTTGAATGTTCTTCTTGATACTAGTTCCACCATAGAACTCAATCAAATCATCAAGATTAACCTTCCTTTTCTTTCCATTGATGTACTCCAAAAGTTCAACGTTCTTTGCGGTTGTTGCCTTATTCGTTATAAATTCACCGCCTTCAACTTCTGCTCTACCACCTAGAACCTTGACACCGCCTTCTTTATGAGATTTTCCTTGGATGACACCACCGCTACCATATGAAGGTATGTTTTGTGACTGGATTGCTGCTATTTGTGCTGCACCAGTGGCTGCTGCAAGAGCCATCATCGGAATGGCTGGGATAGGCCAGTTATTGACTGCTGCCATAGAAACTGACATTGCCATATTTATATATGCTTGTGCCAATTGCATCTTCTTTTTCTTGACAGCTTGGTCATGTTCCAATTTCTTTTGCTTTTCCTCGGCTTTCTCTTGTTCCCTCTCAATCTTTTTCTGTTGAGCAAGTGAAGCCCTCTGTGCTGCCATTTCAGCATTCAGTTGGTCAATCAGATGCTGTCTTCTGTCACCTCTTGCTGTTGCAAGCTCATCCTCGATTGATTCAACCTCATCAGCATATTGTTGGGTAATGTCCCTTTGCTTGTCATACATTTCTTGGAGTTCATCAATGTACTTTTCTTGCTTCTCGATTTCAGCTTGATAATGGTTGTCGCTTATTTCGGAAAGAGAGCCAAGGATTGAATTCATTGATTGTCCAATTACTTGTATCCATTGGTTCATCATCTCCCACCATTCTCTAGGCACATCCTTAATCTTATCTTTAAGCTCTTCGATTTTGCCACCGACTTGGTTTGTCATTCTATCGTTTTCTCGGATTGAACTTTCATACACGTTCTCATCCAAAAGTCCAGCCTTAAAGTCATCGTTAAGCTTGTCTCTTTCCTCTCTTAAATTAGTAGCAAGGTTTTCATAGCCTTCAAGGACTTCCTTGTAGTTTTCTTTTGTTTTCCCTATGTTTATGAAGCCAAGGAAACCACTAGTTTTAGCCTTGCTTTCACTTTCATCCAAAGCAGTTGCAAAATCCCTAAATTCTTGCAGTTCGTTTTGATAATATTCAGCGTTAGCCTTCTTAATCGCATCATTTTTATTTTTATTGATTTGATATTCTTTTTGCGCATATATTTCAGTGATTTTTTGTCTTTCCTCTTGATATGATGTATATAGAGTATTACTAGATTCTTTATATTCGACATCAATGCCATTCAAAGCCTTTTCGGTTTCCTCTTTAGTCCATTTTTCTTTTTCCGCTTGGACAAGTATCAACTCTTTCTTCTTTTTTTGCCAATTATCAAGTTCTTCCAATCGTTTTCTCCAATTGTCATCGCTAGCCTTTTCCTCTTCTTCTTGGGATTTCTTAAGCAACTTCAGCTCAGACTTCGCAACATCTTCTGCCGCCGTTAATACAGTTGATTTTCTATCCTCCCAATATGCTTTAATTGCGGACATTCTCTGTCCAAACAAAGAAGCCAAATCCTTTGAATATGACTCGCTTAATAATTGACCCTCAAGTAAATCAACATCCTCTTTGCCGTATTCTCCCTCAAGACTTTCTCTGAATTCTTTATAATTATTAGACGCATCAACCCAAAATTCTTTATGTTTTTCAACTTCGCCTTTTAAAACTTCATTTTCTTTATCAAAATCACCTTTAAGCTTATCAAGATATGTCTCTTTATTTTTAAGCAATTGAGCATCAATTTTATTCGCGGCTTCCAATTTGGCTATTTCTGCTTCAATTTCCTTCTCGTTGAAACCATTTACTGCATAAAGCTTGTTTTCTTCTATTTCTTTCCACTTTTCGAAAATCGTATCTTCATTATTTATTATGCTTTCTTCAATCTTTTGGATTTCCTTTTCAATATCTTCCTTCTCTTTTAAGTATGTATTTTCTTTGATTACTTGTTCATTAAGTAACTTGTCATATTCATTGAAAGCTGTTTCCCTTTCCCTTAGCTTATCGACAAGCTCTTTTGTGCGAACTGTGATTTCATTGTTATATTCAGAGTAGATTCCAAGCATATGCCTTGTATCTTGGCTTAATGTCTCCTTGCCTTGCACACCATACGAACCGACAGAACCGAAGTATTTATTCCTAGATGACTTGTCCCAATCCTCAAGCGCAACCCTCTCGTTTTCCTTGTTTATCTGGACTTCTTTCTGTGCATTGCTGATTTGAAGCTGACGGATGTTCTTGTACATATCCTCATACATCTTCTCAACTTCCTTGGTATGCCTCTTGATTTCTTCCTCAATCTTCTTGTCATATAAAGCATTTATCTCAGCCTCTGCTTCCTTATAGTTCTTGCCGTTTCCCCTAATCTTAGCAATTCTAGCCTTTCTTTCCTCTTCCAATTGGGTAATGGTCTTGTTTAGACCTTCCTTCATTGCATCGATTCTTGCCTTTGTAACTTCATTCTCAACATCTAGTGTGGTCTTTTTAGCCTCCTTTGAAGTTTTCTTTATATTTTCAGTGTTAATTTTTAAATTCTTTTGAAGTTTTAAAACTTGGCTATTTACCGTATCCAATCTCTTATCAAGGGCAATAACAGTTGCGTTGCTGCTTGCCAATATACTTGCAGCATTAGCATCATAGCCATTCTCCATCAACATATTGAATGACTTTTTATATGCTTCCATACGAAGAGCAGCAATAGCAGCAGCATCACCTTGCAAACGGAGAAGTTCTATTACCTTGTCACCATCCTTGATTAGTATCCTCTGAGCATCACTGACACCATTGACACTAATTCCCAATTTCTTGAATTGCTCTGTTGCTTCCTTTAGGATTGATGTCTTCTTCAATTGGTCATTTGTCTTCATATACTCAGTTCTCAAATGGCTCAATCTGCTTGCAGTATTTTGATATTGGACTGAGGCATTGACATATGCTTGCCTTTGCTCTTCAATGGCTTTTCTAGTCTTTTCTGCTGCCGCCTCTGCTTCCTCTGCTGCCTTCCTTTGTTTATCACTCCATACTTCAAGCCAATGCACAAGTTCTGTTATACCAGCAATGATAAGACCTATTCCCACAGCTTTCAATGCCGTTCCGAATGCCTTTGTCGCAATAGTAGCAGCCTTAGATGCTTTCTCAACACCGAATAGTTTATTAACAAATGAGTCTACAGCCGCATTGCCTTTCATCAACCATCCACCAATACCTTCACCACTCATTAACTGCTGATTCAATGCCTCAAGACCTTGCATTGCGTTCTGCAAGGCAACAAGTTTTTGGATGCTGCGGTCAATCTCACTAGAGTCCAAACCGAACAATGCTGAAAAACCTTGCGTTACTTGTCCTATACTTGCAAAACCTTTCATAGTGTCAAGTAAATTGTCCATTGCCCTACTTGACACCATTGCATCCTTCATATCACTGTTTAATGTGGCAACAGCCTTTTGGAGATTCTTGAATTCTTGTGTACCTTGCTCTCCGTTTGCAGCCATCGTCTTGAGTTCATTGCCAAGTTCCCTAGATGCTTGCTTTGCGCTTTCAAACGTCCTATCAGTATCGCCAACCTTAATAACCACTTGCTGTAATCCTTCTGCAACTGAATTCGCATAATTGCCAACGTTCCTCCCGAACTGGCCATAGCTCTGCTCGATTGACTTCAATTTTTCATTTAATACATTGGCTTCTTGTGTAAGTTCCCTAAATCTATCGGAACTTACATCCAAGGTTTGCATCTCAGCCTTGATGGACTTGAGAGAAGCCTTCATTCCAGCCATTGTATTGGTATCGAATAACCCTTGCTTGTTTTCATCTGCTGCCGCATTGGACTTTGCAATCTGGGTGTACTCCTTCAACTCCTCCTTCATATGCAATAGCTTCTGGTAATTCTCTGACCTAACTTGTGAGAGTTTTTCCTCAGTTGCAAGGATTTGCTTTTCAAGATTATCTTGCTCTTTCAAATCACTTGAAGAACTTGTATTTGTCTGGACATTACCATTCACACTAACATTGACTGATGCTTTTGCTTTTAATGCATCAATCCTTGTTTCTAGCTCACCTAATGAAGCAGTAAGACTCTTAACGGCATCGATACTTTCCTTTATGCCGTTAATCTCTATCGAATAGACTTTTTTATTATCAGCCATTTTATTTGAACATTTATATTAACATGAAAAAAGGAGGTTGTTTACCTCCTTTTCTACTTATACCTTTTTGATTAATTTAAGGGATGTTGGATTTGACCCAGATGGGTCATAGCCGCTAATCTCTGAAGTGTAGTATAAATCGCTGTCAAAATGGACTAGAGCACCATTCTTGATTGAATTATATTCTTGCGGATTCAAATACACGTCAAGTTTAACATAGTTTGAAGACAGCATTGGTGAAATGTTGAAATATTCCGTTACAATGCTCTTTTCAGTATCTTTATAGCTCAAATTGAACCTTTCATATTGGTTTTTTGGATACGTTAGGAATATCTGGTCATGCATATGGTCTGCTGTCCAAATATATTCTTGTGAAATCTGGTCTCTATACCAAAACCTTTGAGTAAGAGAGTAACCGTCATGTTTCATTGCTTCATCATATCCATACCCTTCAGCCATAAATTCAGCCTTCTCTATCACTGGTATGGAGACGGTTAGACCAGTATATTCGGTCTCAGTTCCATCTTCCAACACCTCTTTCCACAAGAAATTGTCATACCAAGTATATGAGAAGTTTGTTTGGGTGTTTTGTGTGGATGTCTCATACGTATCATCGTTCAATTGTATGACTGTATATCCGCTATCTCCCCATTTCTTCCATTCATCACCCTCATCATTGATATGTTCTGGTGGCACTGTCAACTCAAATCCCCATTCATCAGTGTCAATCTTGTATTTTACCGACATTTCCTTTGGATAGCTGATGTATTCACTTTCAACTTCACTTGAATTAACCCTATCATCAATGTCAACGGCATATGTTATGTCCTTTTTGATACCTTGTTGGGTATTTATATCAATTGTATTGCCATTTTGCAAGATTTCAAGGTTAAATGCTGTCTTAACACTGTTAATCCAATCTGCAATCCTTGTCTCATCGTTTGTAAAATTGAAAAGATTGAGTTTCTTTGGGAATTCAGTTGGAGAATACACGTTCCAATACTGGTCTCCCCTCAATTCAGCCTCACTTCTTTCAGATATTGCTGTTATTTGCACTTCACATTCAGCAGAACAAGCATATTTTTGCCCATAATAGTCTCTTTGCACTGCAATTAATTCCAATACATCATTCTTGTGGAGATATACACAGCAGTCAATTATAGCAGTGTTTATGCTTGAGTCAGTGCCATAATAGTAAGCCCTAGCACCATTGTATGTATTCTTGTCATATTCGGTGCTCACAACCTCAATTGTGCCATCGCTCTTCTTCTTTGACAAATCCATACCCTTAACCTCAGCGAAACATTCGTTCTTTCTTGAACACATCCTTGACCAAGAGTAACCGTTCTTTTGAACTGATACAGTACCGTCACCAAGAGTTGAGAAACCACATATAAAAGCTTCACTCACTGCTGGGTCATATGGCATTGGATAACCGTCATGATGTATATAGCCATATGTGTTGTACCTCGTTTGAGGGGTTGAACCACCACCATATCCTCCACCTTGTGATGTTCCACTCGTCGGACGTTTTCCAGATTGTCCTTGAGGTGTGTTTGTTCCGCTCTGTGTAGACCTATCTATGGTGTGCCTTCCAGTCCTTCCCATTTGGGCTGATGTCGTTACAACAAGTCCGCTCATAATGGTTGGAGACCAAGAACCAGCAAGGTCTTGATGTGGAAAGTCAGTGTCCCATTGATGTTTGTTAATGACTGTAGAACCAGTATAACTTCTGCCCCTAATTGTGTAATATTCTTGGTTAGGGTCTCCAGTATCATAGGTTATGTTCCTCTTTCCCTTGATTAATTCAACATTATCGTCATAATTCTTAATCAATTGGATTTCCAAGGGAGTCAATTCATTGAATCCCCTCTTTATTTGAACATCCCTCTCAGTAAACTCATCACCATCATAGAATGTATTTGTCCACTGCTTTGCGGTAAAGTAAGTACCGACACCACTTAAGGAAGCCTTTGCGGAAAGATATATCCTATACCAACCATCTGCTGGAATCACAATCAGCATCTCATTTGGGTCATACATATAGGTTGGTGCTTGGACTGTTACATTTACATTCGGATTGTTCGCACTGTCCATCATATTCCATATGTCAACGGTGGAGAAATTGTACTCTTGAGGAGCATTTCTGTTCGATGCATTTATCGCTGGGTTCATTTGATAGTAAGGGAATGAAAGGTCTTGAGGCCAGCCACCAGAAGAGTTGCGCCATCCATCACCACTCTCATAGTCCACAGACGTATTAACGCTGCTGTAGTTGTTCCAATTCACCTTCAATGAGACATTTCCGAACTTTGGATTACCAACATTGTATATCGGCACTTGTTCATCAGCTAGATTAGTAGAACAAAATATATTGTTTATGTAAGGGTCATAGACAGCATTACCTCCGACTGAATAGCCTCTGCTCTCAAAGGCTTTCTTGATTATCTCAACCATATTCAATGAAGGATAAAATGAATCAATCCACCATCTGTTGTACTTGTCCATCGTATGCTTTGGAGTATACGTTGCAGCAACCTCATCCTTGCTTACATAGTCCTTTTGGAATACGCCATAGCTAACTAGAGGAAAATAATATTTTGTTGAACCATCATTGTTTATTGTATTAATCGTTGGAGCACCCTCAAAATCCACCATCCACTTCAAATCGGTCAATGTATCATCACCAAATATCTCATCTAGCGTATTTATTTTGATATTAACTAGATTGCAAGTATACATCTTATCCTTTGCCGAATATTTTTGAATTGTCAAACTTCCGTCAAATATCAAATTACCATCAGCATACACTTGTGCCGAATACCTTGCATGAAACTTGTTTATCTTTGATAGATTATTTGCATAATCCAATATTTTATCGTTCTTTGGAGTAGATGGAATATCAAATGAATATGAGTATTCAGCTTGTTTCGTTGAAGTGTGGGTCGGATTAAACAACACGTTGTTAATCCTCAAGTTCAAACTATCTTGAGAAACAAGCTCAACTAACTCTCCTTGAATATATAACTCTATTAAATGTACGTCACTTACCATAATTAAATATCAGAATATTCATAACTTAGTTTTGCGGTAAATATACCATTGTATGTTTGGTCTTCAGCCACTTCAATTGACTTTGGAATGATGTAGTAAACCTTACCGTTGACAATTGTCCAGACCTTCTTTGACATCATCAATGAGTTGAATATCCACTTACCATCTTCATTCATCAAATGGGAAGTCAATGATACGCTCTTCTTGTAGTCATTCTTATATATCTTCTTCCTCTCAAACTGCTCATACTCTTCAACGGCAATATGATAGTCAAAGATATTCTTTTCATATGTTTCGACATCAACATTGTCGGACTCACTCCTTTGACCAGTGAAATCAAAGAAACTAATTCCACCATACTCATTTCTCCAAAATACCCTTTGATAGTATTCCGTTGCCTTGAGAGGCTTTATTACATCAAACCTTGTAGTATCCCCACCTATTGTAATATCTACGTAGTAAGCGTTTGTAAATGCGGTTTGTGGCACTGTAATGCTTGTGTCTAACAAAAGGTTGTCACCACTTGGTCTTTGCTTGGTGATTGTGGTAGTGTATAACTCATTATATGCTGAATCCTTCACACTATATGTTATGTTAAAGCTAGCTGTATCCCTTCCGCATAAAACTGAAAACGGTATATTGGCATCATATGTATACAATGTCATCACATTGTTCTCACCCCTTCGCTTATTCAATAGGAATTGAGCACCACTTGCAAACTTATACACGTCACTCTGGTTGCAATGATATCCAAACGTTGTATTTCCACTTATATATCCCAAAACTTGGAATTCACCGTCTTCCCTTATTGCATTTAAACCAAATACATAAGGCTTGGTAACTCCAAATTCTGATATCGTTGCCAATACTGGACTCATATCAAACGCGCATTCATCACCATACCAATTCTTTTCCAACGTCAATCTGTATGTATTGTTGTCAGTATAATTGCCTTCATATACATCAACTGAAATCTTACTATTAAACAATATTGAATAAGCATTGCCATCAGCTACATTAACAGTCAAATTCGCTTGAGGTATGTTTCTTAAAATGGATGTGGGTGATGCTATTCCCTTTTGTCCAATCGTCTTCGCAATTAGATTGACCTCGTTGCCATCAACAATCACAATGAAGTCAGCCGTTATGCTACCACAACGCCTAAACGCCCTTCCAACTTGCATTGCAGTTGACTCTTCATCACCAGAGATGTAGAATGTCTTGTTATTCGCCTTTTGCGGATTCATCACATTGGTTATGGTTTCTCCCAAGACAGTTATGTAGTACTGGCTGTCAGCACTCACAGTGCTCCTCAAATCACCTTGAAAGACAAAGTTAATCACTGCCTTTGTACCCCTTATGTCTTCCTTTACTGATAATATGTTTGGTATCTCAGTAAAAGTGACAAAATTGGAAGGCTGTGTTAAATTATTATAAGTTATATTCATTCTTTTATTTATTAAAATAATTATTGATATCCTCAAATATACTGTCAATCAGTTCTTCAAACCATTTGTCCATATACGATTTTAACTCTGGAATCATCTCCGTCAAATCTCCTTCATCGTTATATACCATAAATGGTCTTGGTCTTATTCCCTTTGCCCAAATCTTATTTAATACAACCCATACGATTTGATTTTCTGTTAGACTCCCAAACCTAATGTTTTTCTTTCTAACCCAATTGGTAAGATTCTTAACAAATAGATGAAATGTATTTGGATAATTACCAGTTCTAGCCCATCCTCTACTAACAAACTCCCAATAATCAGCAATCTGCAATACAATACCATCCTCAGTAGGAGATACATCGATGCTTCGCTCCAAATCAGAACCTTGGAGTGTGTTAGAACCAGTCCTAGGATTAACGCCATACCTTCTAATCCTCAGTTCTACAATCTCCTTGACTTTATCAGCAAGTTCTTGTAATGCTTTTTGTAAATCCATTAGCAAATCCTATTTGTTGGTAATGTGATAGGATTAATCTTAATATCACCTATCTCATCGTTATTAATATCAATCTCTTGGTCTGGTTCATCCTCATAAGGCTCTCCAAAATGTTCGTCAAGCTCACAAAGATTCACACCATTCGGAATTGTGAGTACTAAGGATAGCTTAACACCAGCATTGGATTGTTCAGTGTACCTTGATAAGGTTAAAATGTCATAATCATAGACTGATACGATTCCTTTGAAATCTTCGTTTACATCAAGATATGCTAAAGTGTACAATGCAACATCATAACATTTGTCTTGCACATCCAATATACTCTCTGGTGTTCCATCCTCAGCAAAACCCAATATATAAATATTGTATTCAACCTTGCATATATTTTGAGTAAGGTTGAACTGATGATGGGTTATATCATCAACATAACATTGAATCGTCTTATAGTTATTTTGCTGATTAATTAAATCATCACCACTATATCTAACAAAATTAACACCTTTGAATCTTTTCAACGTGTCGATTATAATATCAGTAACTTGTTTGTATATCATTTTGATTTTTGAATTATTTTTGATATATTTGCAATATCTAATTTAAGTAAACATGATTAAACTATGATATTTAAAACTGAAGAAGAAAAAAAAGAATATAACCATCAAAGATATTTGAAGAACAAAGAAAAATGGTTATCTAGGCAAAAAGATTATTATAATAACAATAAAAAAACATACAAAGAATATTACGAAAACAACAAAGAAAAAATTATAGAAAGGCAAAAAGAATACAACAACGAGCATTACCAAGAAAATAAGGAAAAAATAGCTGAGTATCATAAGATTTATCGACATACTCCAATGGGTAGAGCCACAAGTTTGCTAGGCGCATATAACCGAAGTGATAAAAAAGCAAACAGAGGTAAAGGAGACCTAACAGCGCAATGGATTGTTGAAAACATCTTCTCTCAACCTTGTGCTCATTGTGGTAAAGAAGGTTGGGATGTCATTGGTTGTAATAGATTGGATAATTCCAAACCGCATACAAAGGACAATGTTGAGCCTTGTTGTCTTGATTGTAATGTTGATTTAGCAGCACTATATAACAAAAAAGAGGGAGCTAGTTAGCTCCCTTTTATTATGCTTCATGATATCATCTACCTTTTTTTAATTTTCTCATATTTTCTTGGAATTTATCCTCTTCCTCATCAACTTGCTGCTTATCTATTATATAAGTCAAATACTGGAGGAAATCATTTAGATAGAACTGATAGACTTCTCCAACTTTTTCAATTTTTTCATCGCAGATTTCATAGAGCGTTTTGTTAAATCCCCATCTTGATGCAAAGTCTCTATATTGTTGCGAATGTGGTTTATTGCTTCGCGAACCTCCGAAGACAATTGGGAAGGCATCTGCAATATCATGAAGCATTGCATAAAAAAAGAGATAATAGGCATCACCTTTGTCACTGGAACATTCTCCCACATCTCAATCCTATTGGTCAGCACCTCATTCTCAAACTTGGAATCATACAATTCCCCTTCTTTTCTACACAATATCGCCAATATTGCAGCATAGTTATGCTTGTCAGCCTTCATTGCAGTGTCAACTGCAATAAACTCACCAACTTTAAGCCTGTCTTGGATGTTTACAATGTACTTTTCATTGTTAATCTCAGTATAGTTCTTTGGCTCACCCCAATCTGGTGCCTTGAACAGCCAATTTAAGTTGCCTAGGATGCGTTCAACGAACTCAATGGGTAATTGGTCTATCTCATCCCTTGAATGGTCTGTAAACAGCTCTAAAACGTCTCTCACATCAAATTTCTTATCCTTGTCGGAATAATATCTTTCAATTTCTTGATATTGTTTTAACGTTAATTCATTCCAACCATTTGGAATTGTCCATTTGCCATAATCTATTTCCATATCAATATAATAATTTTTGCTTTGTTAGTACGAAATTTAGGTTATTTTGACCAGTATACTTGAAGTCAGACCTACACTGTAACGCAATACCTAATGATGTAACAGTATCGTCATGTTTTCCATCAGTTGCTGCATAGGTAATATTTCCAGTTTTGGTAAGTTTGAAAGTAAATGTTCCTAATTCTGAATATAACAGTTTGTTATCTTCCTCAAAATGAATATTATTGTTTGAAATATCAATAGCTAATAATGCTATATATTCCTTTTTACTTTCATTTGTTGTAGCAAATTCATAGAAATTACTTTTCCTTATTAATTTCTTCCTTATTTCATTTGCCATAACACTGCCGATTGAGTTATTTTCAATATACGTAGCCACTGGATTATACTCATTTACGATTTTCGCAATTCTATCATATTTCTCATCTAGTTCGCCATCTATCTTATATTGTCTTACTTGATTATCTGCATTTATAATTGAAACAATCGTATTATCCTCTCCAACACTCGATGGGTCAATTCCAATCCAACACTTACCCTTGACAAAATGACCGTCAAAACAACTCTCATAATTTGGAAATACTGATAGGGCATTTGCCAAGAACTGGCATTCGAATTCTGCCTTCCAAGCCATTGGTGGGTATCCCTTCTTTAATTCCTCTATTTCTTCCTTTGTTATCAATGCATCTTCATAAATGGTTCTCTTTATGTAAATCATATCATTTCTTTCACCACTTATTGCTTGCATACATAAGTCATAGAAGAATCCGAATGTTGACTTTGGCGTTGAAATCATCACAATCTTGTTGCAATGTACTTTGGTCAGAGGCATTACAATGTTATAATAGAAGTCTTGTCCGTCAATTTCT